GAGGTTTTCATGCGAAATCTATCAAAAATGGCTACAAAATGCCAAAGTTGCCCAGATAGGGATAAATGTAACCATAAGCAAATGGAATTATGCGCATATATTGATGAACCTCAAATTGCGAAAGATGCTGGTATTGAAGCAGGAATAAGTGCGGCGGCTCCTGCGCTCCGTGAAACAATGCAAATCAATGTAGGCGGTGTTATGACAATCGTTTACAAAGATGAAATTGAAAAAGAGATATATAAGGCATTGAGAGAGCCTTTTATGCTGAATTACGGAGCGTGATGCTATGGCAAAGAAAACCCTACATTGCGACAAATGAATAATTATATCTTTTCCACCCACTCCACCTGATAGCCGATAACGTCAAGAATTTCCACAACCTCAAGATAAGAAAAACTTTCTTTCCTTAATCGGTTGGAAAAGTTTTGAAGACCTAATGATGTTCCGTGTCGGCGGTTAAGCTCATCATTTACTTGTGTTAGTGTAAAGCCCTGCTGAATGATTTTGGATTTTAAGTCATCACGAAAAGACATATGTTTCACTCCTTGTTTTTGTTTTACATTTTATCACAATATTTTTTCATTGTAAAGTGTAAAGATACACTTGATATTATATAATAAATGGTGTATAATTACATTAAGAAATGTAAAAGGAGTGATTTTATGGGAAACATCATTGACTTAACAGGGCAGAAATTCGGAATTTCAACAGTTATAAAAAATGTTGGAGTAAATAAAAGGCACGAATCATTGTGGGAATGCAAGTGTGAATGTGGAAATACTTTTGTGACGACTTGCAACAAACTTAGAAGCGGACATACAAAATCATGCGGTTGTTTGATTAAAAAAGCTGTATGCAAGCACATGGATTTAACGGGAAAACGATTTGGGAGACTAACAGTTGTAAAACACTTAGATATAAGTGAAAGGGGAAAATTAGAGAAAGCTTGGCGTTGCCAATGCGACTGCGGAAATATCAAAGATTTTACAACAAATAATTTGATAAGCGGAGTTGTCATATCTTGCGGTTGTTATATGTCTGAAATAAATGCAGAAAGTGCTAGGAAACGGTTTTCAAAACACAGAATGAAGAACACACGGATGTATAATATTTGGTCTTCAATGAAAGAGCGGTGTTACCTTGAAACTTGCGAAGCGTATAAAGACTATGGTGGCAGAGGAATAACTGTATGCGACGAGTGGAAAAACAATTTTCAATCATTCTATGATTGGTCGATGGCAAACGGATATTCTGATGATTTAACAATTGACCGCATAGATGTCAACGGAAATTACGAGCCAGACAATTGTAGGTGGGCAGACTGGGAAACTCAACATTATAACAAACGAAATACAATACGAATAGAAGTAGATGGAAAACTAAAGACACTTAAAGAAATTTCTAAAGAATATGGAATATCACAGAAAACTTTAATGTCAAGATATATAAGATATAAAAAAGGGCTTTTTGTATTGGAAGATATGACAAGACCAGTAAAGAAGAACGGGAGGAAAAGAATGTGTGGCGAAGAAAGTAATAAAAGGTGATTTATCAGTAATTGGAATTAGAAAAATACAAGAAGAACTGGAAAGATATAAAGATAGCCTTGCCTTAAAATGCCGGAATTTAGCAGAAACCCTTTCTGAAAGAGGCGTAGAAATTGCCAGAGTGCAGATAGCAGACCTTGACGCAATATTCACTGGTGAACTTATACAGAGCATACACAGCGAGTATGTGACTTCTCAAAAGGGCGGTGCGGTATTTGCGGTGGTAGCGGATTCTTCACATGTGGCGTTCGTTGAATTTGGAACGGGGTCAAAAGGAGAAGACAAACCATATCCCTATCCATTGCCAGAGGGCGTGAGCTGGGACTACAACGTGGGGAAAACCATAAGGCAAAATCCTGTGACTGGTACATATTACTGGTTTTATCCAGGGAAAGACGGAAAATGGCACTATACAGAGGGAATGCCCTCTCGTCCTTTTATGTATCTCACATCTATGGAACTTATGCAAATTGTGGTAAAAACCGCAAAAGAGATATTTGGCAGGTAGATAGAACGGATGGTGATTAAATGCTTGATTTAAACTCATTAGAGAGCATTATTTTTACTCAAATCAAGGCAAGGTTTTCACCAAAGATAAAATCGAAATACAAAGACCTTACATTTACAACAGAGGAAGAAAGCAAAACGCCACCGAAATTCCCAAATGTATATGTTTACCTCATGCCGAGCGGAGAATCAAATTTGACATTAGAAAGAACAGCGTTTGAGGGTGGAGATTTCACATTTCAAATAAAGGTTACAGATAACAGCAGTCAAACCCCAGTTAAAGAGATTACAGATGAAATAGTGCGAATAATGAAAACCATGAGTTTTTATATGCCAGCAGGCGGAACACCAATTTATGAAAATACAAAAGATAGTTTTTGGTCTAATGCAAGGTTCAGAAGAAAGTTAGACCGAAACGATTTTTTATAAGATTTTGAAGCAGAGAGCGGAAGCGCTCTTATTTTTATGCAAATTTTTAGGGAGGTAATAAGAAATGGCAACAGGATTAAAAAGTAGAATTGCCTACAGAGTAAAAACAAAAGAATCTGGCGAAACCGATTATTGGGCTGGAGAATATGAACTTTTAATTAGAGCAAAGTCAATACCTTCTCCTATCGGTGAAAGAAACATGGTTGATACTTCCACACTGGAAGATTTAATGGAAACGCAAGAACCGGGCAGAAGAGCGGCAGCTTCTATGGCGGTTAGTGGTGCATTTGAAAAAGCATACCTTGACAAATTGATTGAGATTGAGGATCAGAAACTTGACCTTGTTGTGTTGTATGGCACAGATGGCAAAGGCAGTGAGGGAATTTGTGCATTTAATGGCTCGGAATCCTTTGCCCCAGACGAGGCAACCGATGATCATTTGACAGGAACTTGTAATATTGCGATTTCTACCGTTCCGAGATGGATTCACAATGATTATGATGTGTCTGTTGTGGAAGACGAAAACGGTTATCCTACGTCAATTACATTGACCAAAAAGACATCGGGGGGAGCGTAAGCCGTTCGAGAAGAAAAAGTAAGGCTGTAGCGAACGGCGAGGATGCATATACAGCCGACAGTGATTTTTATTAATAAGAGATTGGGGCGGTAGAAATACCGTCCCTTTCCCATATAAGAGAAGAAAGGGAAAGGTGAAAAATATGAGCATATTCACGGTAAACGGAAAAGAATACAAGGCAAAGGCATTTGATTTTAACTTGGTATGCGACTTAGAGGATATGGGGGTTCCGCTTGAAGAAATTGGCAAAAAGCCAATGTCTCTAGTGAGGGCATACTTCGGATTATGCGCAGGGAAAGGAAGAGAATTTGCCGGAAAGGAAATAGAAGACCACATTATCGGCGGCGGCACATTTGATGACATTATGACTGCCATGTCTGATGAGATGGAAAAATCCGATTTTTTTCGGAACCTCAACGAGAAAGCAAAAACGAAAGCTACAGCGGACGAGGGAGAAGCGGAAGAGAAGAAATAATTTATTACAGGTCATCGAGGGAATTTTTTGAAAAAGAGTGGCTTCCAAAAGCGTTAATAATAGGAATTTCTTATAACGATTTTTGGAGAATGAACCCGCATATTATTAAATTTCATGCAGAGCAATACAAAAACAAGAGGAATGAAGAAGATCTGAAGCAATGGCAGTTAGGACAATATGTTGCGGCGGCAGTAAGTTGTATATTCCCTAAAGGGAAATATCCGAAAGAACCCATGTTTCAAATTCAGAACGAAGTAGAGCATAGCAGTTATAAAGAGAGCAACGAGGACATAGCAGTCTATGAAATGAAAGTGCGGACAAGTGCATTAAGGAAACAGGGGCTTCCAGAAAGCCCGGTTTAGGACGGCACGGGGTCAAATCCTGCCGCCTTATTTTATGTAATTTGGATAGGATAGTAAAATGATTAAAGTCATATCAGAAAAGAACGGGACGACGCATCTTTCCAAGACGGGAAAGAGATACGCGGAATTAAGAGCATTTCGTTTACCCATGACGCAATGACGGACAAACCGGAACTGAAAGTCATATTTGCGAATGATGATATTGAAATTGATTCGTATGCAGTTCCGAACTTGCCGGAATTTTACAAACCATTTTACGAAAGGAAAGAAGGGAGGATATGAAAATGGAAGAAAAGAAAATTATCGGTTTTATAAAAGATGGAGATCAGTTCTCTCTTGAAGATGGCGTGGAACTTATGGCGATTAGAATATGTGAGGATTTGACGAGTGGAAAGAGAACCAATGAAATTATGCAGAAATGCAAAATCCTCGATTCCCTTTCCAATGCCTTGATAGCCGTAAGAAAATAGCTATCTGAATGGGTTTTGTATGACTTGGGCTTTCTGCGGCTTAACTTGTGATTTCAGATATTCATAGATTTCGTCATAGTATTTGTGATACTGCTCTACAAGTTTGCCTGCTGAAAGTTCTGAACCGTATAGCTTCGCAATAGCCAAGTCATGCGCAAGTTGCTTATTGTCCATAGTGCCCTCCTTTCAAGAGAGGATTATAGCACAAAAAGCAAAATCAGGCACCTTAACGGGTGCTTTTCTTATGCGGAAAGAGGTGAAAAAGATGCCAACGGTAGATTCATTAGACATTCAAATATCGGCACAGGCGAATAAGGCGAGTGATTCTATAGATAGATTGGTAGGAAAACTGAATACTCTCTACACCGCAATCAACGAGATAAACGTAGGGAATATTTCAACGGAATTTTCGAAATTATCTAAGTTAGACGTATTTGCAAACATTACAAAATCTGCCAAAGTCGCTGAAACCGCAATAACAAAGATTGCAAAAGACGCAAGCAAAGGCATTAAGGTAAAAACCTCATTCGACACATCGGATTATCAAAAAGTTACAAAAGAGCTAAGCAATAAGTTTTCAAAAGCTGGAGCAGAAATTAAGTTTACTGGGAATTTGGATAGCCTTGAAAAACAATATCAAAAATTAAGTTCAGCTCTCGATAAGCTGGGGGAAAAAGAACAAAGGCTTATTTCTGTAGGGGCAACTTCACCGCAAAGCACAGTGTTTAAAAATCTACAGTATGATATTTCCGCCACATTGAATAAAATGGAGGTTCTTTCGCAAAAGATAGAAAACCTAAAAATACCACAGACAGAGTTTAGAATCAACGGATTGACAGAAGCAGAAGCGCAAGCGGAAAAACTAAAATCTGCCGTAGAGGAATTGCCAAGAGCCGTATCGGTATCATCGCAATCTTTAAATTATAATCCCGATGCTATACGTGCGGTATTTGGAGAGGGAGCAAAGAACATTCAAAATTGGTCACAGGCGGTCAATCAATTTGGACAGAACGCAGGGGCAGAGTTAAATAATTTTTCTGTAAAAACGAATACCATAAAGAGCAAGATGGAAGAGTTTGGAAATTCCCTAAATCATCTTGTTATACCGCCGATAAATGAAACCAACTTGGAAAAACTTCAAAGCAGTTTGTCAAAAACAGAGATAAAACTGGAAGAACTTAGAGCAAAGCTCGAAAACGGAATTACTTTGGGACGAATATCTGAAAATGTAGACGATTCAGGATTTAGAAAACTGCAAGAGCAGATAAAGCTCACAGAATTACAAGCGGAGGCGTTAAAAGGCAAAATAAAAGAGGTTGAATCCGTATCAAATAAGACAACTAAATTCAGCGGACTATCAAGCGTTGCGAATAAGATTTCCAACGCTTTTTCTAATCTCGGAAATGTAAGCAAGAAAACCACAAGCCATATAAGCGGAATGAACATTGGGCTTAAAGGGCTATTAAAGACTATTCTTCCGTTTATAGGATTGAGAGAAATTTTTAATTTCGGAAAAAACGCTGTCGAAACGGCCTCAGACCTCGTAGAAGTGCAGAATGTAGTTAACGCTACCTTCGGGAAATACGAAAGTCTTGTAGACAAAATGGCAGAAACATCTATTACGGATTTTGGAATGTCTGAGTTAACGGTTAAAGATATTTCAAGCAGATTCCAGGCAATGGGAACGGCAATGGGATTCGCCCAAGGGGAAATGGCAAACATGTCTGTTGAACTGACCGGACTTGCGGCAGACATGGCTTCCTTCTATAACGTGGAGCAAGCAGATGTCGCGAAAAGCCTTGAATCTATATTTACAGGGCAGACAAGACCGCTTAGGCAGTACGGGCTTGACCTGACGCAAGCGACTTTGCAGGAGTGGGCGTTGAAGCAAGGTTTGGACGCAAATATCCAGTCCATGTCACAGATGGAAAAGACCATGCTCCGTTACCAGTATGTCATGGCGAATACATCTGTTGCACAGGGCGACTTCGCCTACACGGTCAATACGTGGAGCAATCAAATAAGAATCCTGAAACAGCAGTTCCAACAGTTTGCAAGCGTAATCGGAACCGGGTTTATTGCGGCGTTCAAACCGTTCGTGCAAACGCTCAACAAGGTCATGGCGAAAGTGATAAGTTTTTCGCAAAATGTCCTGAACGCCCTCGGTCAGATTTTCGGTTGGCAGTTCGAAATCAGCGGCGGCGGGATTATGGACGATTTGTCGGATGTTTCCTCTGAGATAATGGATTCTGCGGGCGACGCCGGAGATTTAGCGGATAATCTGGGAACTGCCGCAAAGAACATGAAAAAGCTAAAAACCATTACACTTGGCATTGATGAGTTGAACATCAATGCCCCAGACGATGATTTTGAAAGCGGCGGCGCAGGAGGAGCCGGAGGCGGGGCTGGCGGCGGTGCAGGAGGAATGGGCGCAGGAACCGGGCTTGCCACCGCCATGACTAGAAATGACACGCTCCTAAAAGCATATGAGAGCAGTATCAAGAACCTTGAACAGCTCGGCGAGTACATAGGGGATACGCTCAGCAGGGCGATGGAATCTATCAAATGGGATAAAGTTTACGAAAAGGCGAGGAACTTCGGGACAGGGCTTGCGGATTTCCTTAACGGGCTGATTTCGCCGAGATTATTCGGGAATGTCGGGAAAACAATTGCGGGGTCGTTAAATACGGCATTGCATTTCCTTGACAGCTTCGGCGAGACGTTCGATTGGAAGGATTTCGGGTTGTCCATTGCAACCGGGATAAATAAGTTCTTCGAAACCTTTGATTTCGGGCTTCTGGCGGGAGCGATAAATGTGTGGGCGCATGGGATATTAAATGCCGCCATCGGAACACTCGAAAATACAGACTGGAAGCTTATCGGAAGTAAAATAGGAACATTTCTTGTAGAGTTGGACTTTATTGGAGTTGGGAAAAAAGTTGCGAAAGCGATATGGGAAGCAATATCAGGTGGTTTTGAAGTCTTTGCAAATTCATTCAAGATTGCTCCGATTGAAACGATGCTTATTTCCTTCGCGGCTATTCCTGGTTTGTTAAAAGCTATTGCAAGCACCAAGCTTGTAAAAGGAATTGCTAATATAGCGTCTAAGTTTTTGATTTTTGCTGATAACTCAAAATTAACAGTAACCGCATTGACGGGAAATAAAGATGCACTGAAAAAACTTACAGATAGCTACCCGAAGTTTGGGAAGGCGGTTGATGTTGGAAGAAAAGCGTTTGAAAATTTCAGATTTGGAATAGAAAACGGCAATTTTATGACCGGATTAAGCGAGGGAATTAAAGCTGTAAGAGATAACCTAACAAAAATGGAAAAAGGCGTTATCGGCGTAACGTCTGTTTTTACGGAGTTTGCCCTTGTAAAAAGCGGATTTTATGATTTGGCGCAAGGCGCTGATAATTTGGTTGCTTCTATCGGAAAAATTGCCGCAGGAGCCGGGGTAGCGTTTGGGGCATTGAAATTAATCGGATTATCAAATCCATTCACAGCCGCAATTACTGGCGCAACTGCCTTAATCAGTGCTGTTTTGGGTATAGAGCAAGCCGCAGAAGAAAGACAGGAAATAGAAGCATTCGGAGAAAGTATAAATGCGGTTACAACAAGAATCAACGAATCTACAGATGCGATATATAGACGGCTTGATGCCTCAAGAGAATCTGTTGAAACTGTAGGAGTGGGCGAAATTCAAACGCTTCAAACATTGGCTGACCAATACTTTGCATTGGCGGGACAACAGGGACTATCCAATGAGGAAACAGAACGAATGAAAGGGCTTGGAGATTTACTTATCGAGCAATTTCCACAACTAGAGGAAAAGTATAATAAGGAAACCGGGCTTATTGATACCACAAAGCAAGCCGTTCAGGAATTGATAGATGAGAGGCTAAAAGAAGCACAGGTAGAGGCGATACAAAACGCTTTGACGGAAGCGTATAAGGCACAAAGCGACGCTATAAAAACGCTGAATGCCGAAGCCGGAAATTACAAGGCGGCGCAGGATGAGATAACAGAAGCAGAAGAACATTTTAGGGAGGTTAGTGAAAGAGAAGGGCGAGGCTCAAAACAAGCCCAGATGGCGTATAATGATTTGCTAAAAACACAAGAAAAGTACGGGGATGTTACCACTAGTTATGAAACCGCAATGACCGCTTTAGATACGGCCAATGAAGATATAAACAATTATATTGAGCAAATGAATCGAACATTATCTTCTAGCGGAAGTGAAGCGGCGGGGAATTATACGGCCGGGCTTGCAATTGGATTATCGGAAGATGCGCAAAAAATATACGATGCCTCGCATAAAGTTGGAGAAAAAGTTGCAGAAGGTGGAGATGACGGCGCGGGTTGTCATAGTCCTTCGGTGAAGGCAAAGGCTACCGGGCAAAATTATATTCAAGGACTTGCGATAGGATTAAACCAAAATCAGGGAGTAGTTTTTGAAACAGCTAGGAAACTTGGAGCAGGTGTTGCAGAAGCTGTAAACCAAGGATTGTCAATTATTTCCTTAAAAACAAGTATAATTCCAAATTCATTTATGGAAACATGGCAAAAAGTAAAAGCAATATTCTCTCCTGGCGCGCCAGACTTTTTTAGAACAACATTTGAACTTGCAAATACCAACATTAAAACAACCTTCCAAGGTATAAATACATGGTTCCAAGAAAAATGGGATGCGGTTAAAATTGTATTCAATCCTGCAATAGAGTTTTTCCGAGAAAAATTTGAAGGTGCATACGCAAAAGTAAAAAATGCCTTTTCGCCTATCAATATATGGT